TGGCATTGGCTGCATTCCAGATGCGCAGCCCGTCAGCGTCAAGGCCGCAAGCATCATCATGATGAGTGATCGCATAATCATTGGCTTTCTGAGTGATGGTTCGATAAACGACGCGAATGCGCTCGTTGGTAACTTCATGCTGGGACAGCACTGCATTATCCTGAGCAGCCACGGCAGCTTGTTGGGTTATCAGGCGCTGCATACCAGCAGCCTTATCAGCTTCGCAGGCACTGTGGGTAAGGTGTGAACCAAGACGGTAGCCGGCACTGAACAACAGCGCAGCAGCTACTGCCGAGGCGATCAATTTAAGGGTTAGGGGATTCATCAGTAGTATCCTTGGCAAAAGCAATGCCCTGTGAGGTTACAAACCGCAAGGCCACGTTAATGCCTGGCACCAGCACAGCAATCAACATGTAAACAGACGTCGGTACCTGTCCCTGCAATGCACCCGTACTCGCCTCCAGTGCCGCCATGCTGGCGACAAAGGCGTTAAACCACAGGGTTTTTGATGTGTACCAAGGCTTCTTAGTTGCCATTTTTCAGCACCCCTAAAAACAAATCGCGCTCAGCCAGACGTCGGCGCATCAAACCAGCCGAGCGAACATTACCCGCAAAGCTCCAACGCTTGAATTCATTAGCAGCAGCATCATATTTGCCTTGCTTGCACAGCATCAGCAGGGTAGATTTTTCAAATGCGCCTAAGCCGAGATTAAAAATAAACGAGCACAGCGCATCGAACTGGCTTTGATTCAGCGCAGGCAATACACCATTAAGGTAAATCTCAGCAGTGGCCACGTCGCTTAACAGTAGCGCGCTGGCCTCTGCCTCGGTAAGGGCGGCATTGATGTATTTGGCCATCTCAAAAGCACGGATTAAATGGCCGTAACCGATAGTCCACTTGCCGACAACGTCTTGATAAGCGCGTGCACGAAACCCCTCAAATTGCTTGATGAGTGCGATGCCGTTATGGCTGATAGTAAGGTGCATAGTCATGCAGCCCTCCCAGTGATAAAGTGACTGATTTCAGGAAGCCCCATGCCATGCCAATGATCTCTCACCAGCGTATAACCCGCTGGATCAAACGCACAGAAAAGCCGATTACATACCTTGGCAACCTCATCGCCATTGCGTCGCTGCTCGGCAGTGCCGCCATATGGCTTTTGACTAAACTGGAATACCAACCCTGGATACTGCTTTGCACCAGCCTGACCGCCATGCTGCTCATCTATATACGCCTGAAATTTACGCTCATAGAACTGCATGAGACTCAGCAGGCATTTAACCTGCTCTTCACGCGTGAGTGCGATAGGCTTAGCGAACAAATCAAGACTGAAGGGCTGCCAACGCACAACCTCAGCTTTGCTGCGGCGCTGGGCGACATACGCACGATGCGGCCAGACGACAAAGCGGCAGACAGACTGCTGGCTTTGCTTGAACAAGCGGCTGATATAGAGCGGAATGGATGAAATAAGGTTCATGCCGCAATTATCGCCACAGCATGATGATTGGTTAAGGCGGAAGAGCTTCCGCAAATGAAAAGCCCCGTACAAGACGGGGCTGAAATATGTTACGTTATAAAGCAGTCACAAGTCAAACGCGCCGACATAGCCCCTCGATTACCTGCTTGGCAGTCGCCTCAGCTTTGGCATCAGCAGCCTGCCCAGCGCGGTAGCCTTCCTCATAGCCATGCTTGCGCCCATTTACCCAGCTCGAATGCAAAGCCTCGTTCGATGCACGGATAATCGGGTCGGTGGCATCATTGCAGTTATAAGCCAGTGCAACAGCGACCAGATTGAGGATTTCCATATTGGTATAGGTGGCCTGATTCATTGCACACCGCCTTCCACTTTTGACAAACGCCCTTCATTGCGGGCAATGAAAATACGCTGGCGAATGTAGTTTAATGGCTTGCCAGTAACAACGGATATCTCTTCGCGAGGCTTTCCTTCGCTCTCCATTCGTTCGATAAGCTGGATAGTTTCACGATCACGCTGACGTTTTTCCATACCAGCAATTCTCCCTAGCAGCCTGATTTGACCATGCTGTGAGCCTATCAGACGATCTTGCAGCCCCATGATAGCGTCATTTTTTGCGCTGATTATCATGTCGCGGGCACGTACCTGATCCTTGAGCTGACCGTTTTCGCGGGCGAGGTCGAGTACGGCGACATCCACGCCCGTTTGGCGGGCAGCGAGTACCTTTGATGCCCAGGTGCGGAACTCGCTAGCGCGAGGAGTAGCTGCGAAGAAACCGAGCTTGATGCAGCCTGTATCGGAGAAGATGCGGGTTGCTCTATTTTGACCTGATACCCCCAACTTGACGATGCAGGTATCTTGTTCAGTAAATTCGTCACCGTGACGCTCATAAAGTTTGAAAATAGCCTTCTTTTCGTGGCCTGAAGAATATCCCAAGCAATTGCCAACCTGATCGGCAGTAAGCCATTTCCGACCTTGATGGTCAACAACTGATAGTGACGTGCCGTTGAATTCGGCAGGTATGAGATTATTCATGATTTACGCTCCTTTGAAGGGAAGCCCAGAATGGCTCTGGGCGGCCAAGTGCTTCAAACCGGCGTAAGTCGGCGGGCATATTCACGGCAAGCCGCTATTTTATTAGCCTCACACCCGGCCATAAGGACTGCATGAACTTCTTATGGACGTAAAAAAACCACTACTTTCGGGCGCGGCATCCGCTTACGCAACTCGTGTTTGAAGCACTTGAGCGGATTTTGCACCCTATTTGGCATTTGTGTCAACAGCTTGTTTTTTCAATTTCCGACACAAACGCCATTCTTCCTTGTCTTTCACCTTCGACTCAGCCAGCTCCTGCCACTGCATGTTTTCTGGTGCATCCTCCCCACCAGCGCACAGCGGAACGATGTGATCGACGACATAACCTGGACATGATCCACGCGTTACACCTGTCTCAGGGCAGGGATACAACCGCTTAAAAGCCCTGACTTCCGCCGCTGACCGTGCAGCAGCATCAGTTGCTAACAGCGCAAGCAGGATAAGAATGCCGATGCGGGATATCATGTCTAAGTTACTGACTAATAGGCGTGCTTGTTATCCCTTTTTTCTCATCGAACCAAATAGCTAACTTCTTACCATTTTTATCGACAAAATACTGTGCCAGTTTGCCATTAATGGCATCCGACATCACAGCCCAGCCAATACTTCCTTCAGTCGCTCTCATGCGCTCTGTTTTAATATTTTCACCTTGATAAAATGTCATCACTTTCATAAAATCACAAGGATTCGAGCACTGCATTACAGCTATTACTTCGTTAACAGCATCTTTTGTATATACCTGAAACGAGCCATCTTTTTGGCCAGCATATTTAAACATTAAAAGTGTCGAAGCAACTTGACCTGCGTTTTGCTGGTTTTCACTTAAACCTTGTTCATATCCATATTCAAAACCATCTTTCATAGAATACTCATGATCTTTAATCGGTGCAGCAGGTACGATTTCTGCTGGCTTATCCTGGCTCGCTGTAGCTTGTTGCGAACCACTATCACCACACCCAGCCAACAATGCGCTGGACAACATTAACGATAAAAGCAATGCTGTTTTTTTCATGTTATTTCCCCCTTGGTTAAAAAGTTCTACTCTAAAACAACCCAACCTGCCTGTCATCCTCAACCGCACCAAGGATATTACGGATTTGCCGCTCTGTCAGGCTATATTTCAGCGCTAATTCACGATGGGTACTGCCGCTGGCCTGATCTGCACGAATGCAGCGGTCGCGGGCTGCACGGGTGGCCTCGACTGCACGCGGGATATCGAAGTGCAGTTCGCCGCCATAGGTAGCTGCCAGCTTGGTAGCTTGTTCCAAGCCAATCAGCTGCGCGAGCTTGTGCTCTGCATCCAGCTTTTTCGGCACGTACAGCCGCACGCCGCCATAAGTTTCGACCAGCTTGAGTGTGCCAGGCAGGCCGATCAGCTCGGCGATATCGCGCAGACTGGGCGGCAGGTCATCGGCAAGCAGCGCGGTATTCACTTTGCTTCCTCTTTTTCGACAGTAGATGAGGCATTCTGTGCCTGATATTTAACATGCTTCTTAACGAGTGCCACCACAATGGCGTGCAGCTCGGTCGTGGTGCACCACTGTAATTTTTCACGCCCATACATCTTCTTGGCGATGCCTTCGGCGTAACCGTTCGGTAGCTTCATATCAGCCAGTAGTGCGTATATCTTGCTGACTAGCGGGGCTTTAGCCTTGGCTACATCCGGCCTTGGGTTGGTTTTCTTCCAGCCTTTGGCCTTAAAGTGATCAAGTAGATTCTTACGGCCAGTCCAGTCAAGCTCTGCCGAGCTTTTAACCCGCGCGACTGCCCATAGCACTTGACGATAAGTGTCGTCATCCAACCCCAAAGCAACTTTGGCGATGTGGATCTGCGCAAGCTCATTGCGGCGTATGTCGGCGGCTGGTTTAGGTTTCATGGTGTTTCCTCGGTTAAAGGCTATCGCGTAGCCCACTGGATCGCAGCGGGCTAGACGCTAGGCTTTAGGCGATGATGTCTTTTAATGCCTTGACCGCTTTGAAGCTCACCCCGTTTTTGGCGGGGATATGCATTTTTTCACCCGTTGCTGGGTTACGACCTTCACGTGCTGCGCGGCTGGTTACGCTGAATTTACCAATGTTTGGCAAGGTGATCTCATTGCCACACTTGAGTTCTGTACTAATCACTGTGCCAACAGCGCTTAGCGCATCTTCACACTGTGATTTCTTCAGGCCAGTAATGTCAGCCATTTGGTTGATGATGTCTTGCTTGGTCATGCTGTTACTCCTTTGGTTAGTGGGTACTACGGTTAAACTTTTTTCTTGCCAAGGGTACGTTCATGCACCCACATACCTGCTGTGATTGCCAACGGCCCTGCGATCAGGTAAGCGGCGATGGCGTAGAGGTCACCATCTGGCACCATTTTGAGAATGACCAGGTTGCCACCGCCAATGGCGAACGAGGTCATGAAAGCCGCTCTGTAATGGCCGTGATTGACGTTCAGGCTCTGGAATCCGAGCGCAAATACCATCACGAAGGTACTGATAAATAGAATGAGTGCATTCATCTCACACCGCCGCGATATCTAGGCTAATAGGCTGATACTTGTCAGTGTCACCTATGCGTTCATAAACGCGGAAATAGGTCTTGCTGCCCGCTACCTGGATGCTCTCGCCAATAGCCTGCATAGCCTGCTGCCATTTCTCATCCTTGATATCCAGTCGGCGCAGGCCGAGGATGCGGGCGACGTTGACCATGCCTTCCTTATCGACCTGAAAGGCATCGTTGATCAGCGCGCGGATCTCGGATCGTGAGCCTTCGCTCCACAGGTGGATGCACTCGTTGACCAGTTCCTTGGCGATTTGCAAGCGCTCATCAAATGCCAGCGACTCGGATACGGCACGCTGCACCTTGTAGCGGCCGTCAAATGACAGCAGGCTGACATTGCCTTTCTTGCCGCCCATAGACACGCCGTATTGCTCGCCTGAGAGCTTGATAAATGCCTCAATATCACCAAATACGCCTGCCTTGAATTTTGCTAATAGATCAGACTGGATACGCGCATTAGCAACAATTTCATGGACTAGATCATCCCGCGCGATATCTATTGGCTTGATGGTTTCAATTGGCCACAGTGCGCCTTTAGCATCTTTCATGTAGCCTTCAGGGATGGTTTTTACTGCTGTGTTCATTTGCTTCTCCTTGGTTAAGTTCGTAGGTGCATCTGACCCAGTAGGTCGTTTAGCGGGATATTGCGCAACCTGGATTCAAGATGCAGGCTGTGGATGGCGCGTGAGCGCAGAAAATTGCAGGTTTGCTCCAGCTCTTCTGCAGTTTCTGCAATGTAGTAACCTGTGCGTGGATGGCCGCATACGGCGATGCCCTCCATCCGTGCGTCGCTAATGGCACTGCGCACCTTACGGGCACAGCAATTTAGCAATATCGACAATTCTTCCACCGATACGCCATTGCCTGCGCCGACGTGCTTTGCCATGATGCTGATGAGCTGATGTTTATGCATGCTGATTTCCTTTCATAATGGCTTTGGCATCAGCAATGGCTTTCGCTGCTACCATCGGGTCGCGTTCGACTGGGGCTTCTGGCTTGAATGCCTGATGCGCAGCTGATGTACCTATGGGTGTATATCCAGCACGTCGTTGCTCGGTTGATTTCTCGGCACGCGCATTGGCTTGCTGGTTTTGATTTGCGAGTATGCCTAGCAAGTAGCCATGCGACTTTAACGGCAGGCTGAGGCTGTCGCGTCGAGCAAGCATGTCCTCCAGCGCAATGACCCATGCTTCACGTGGCGCGGCGTATAGCGTGCCATTGCGGGTAATTTTAGCCGCATGGATCATGGGCATCAGCTCACCTAGCAATACCGCCACACGGCTCATGGACAGCCCTGTTTTCGCAGGGCGGAACAAGGCAAGGTACTTCATCATCAAAGGACCGAGGCGGGTATCTATGCACAACGCAGCAGCCAGTGCTTCACGCGCTGCCTGATGCTCTATCATGGCGTCGAGGCTGCTTATTGCGCCACATGCTGGACAGGTTAAGCGCATGTTGTGCCTCCTGTTGACTGGCGTGCTGCTTTCGCGGCCTGTTGGGCAATACGCGCGCGGCAGGTATCACAGCGCCACCTTTTATTGAAGAGCTTGACCGTACTTGCGCACTTGAATTTGTTGCAGCTCATGCAGTATTTAAGTCCGTCATTTTTCATGCTGCGGCCTCGGTTTCTATCGTTTCGTGCCAGATAACGCGGACTTGTTCAACCAATGCGCTGAACTCGACGTTATATCCGCTGCGACGTGAGACGATGCCGCTGTGTGACATGAGCTTTGCGTAATGCAATTGATTACGCACAGGTGCGATTTCTATCGTCATGCGCGAGTCCTGGCTCACGCTGATCACTTGCAGCCCTATGCTGCGCAAGATACGGATCACTTCATTCTGCAAACTGATTTGCTGGGTGTGTACCAGGTTAAATACTTTATTCGATTTCATGATTCGCTCCTTTTGTTAGGGCAGGTTATACATGCACGCCAGTGCTTCATTGCGCGTGGGCTGCTGGTGGGAATAGCTGCGTTAGCATGGCTATCACATTCGCTTTGCGGGATATCCCGGCCAAGGTATGGGCAGCTGGTACGGGTGTATGTCTGGATGACGAGTTCAGCCATCTTGCTGGTGCCAGCACCGTATTTACCGCTCAACAACAGCGATACACTGGTGCGCGAAACGCCCAGCGTGGCGGCAACTTGAGTACGATTGCTGGCAGCCACCGCCTTTTGTAAGAGTTCAAGCCACATGGTCATCTCCTAAACCATACATGCGGCACTCATTCTGGTCATAAACCCCGCCAGCTTGGCGGCGCACAGGTGGCTTTAACCCTGTATCCCGCACCAGCAGCCAGCGCTTGCTGCCTGGTGAAGTCAGTGCAGTCCCTACGCTGCGTCGCTTCATTTCCTGCAAATATCCAGCCCGTGCCAATGCGGTAACATATCGGTTCATATTGTTGACTGGATCAATGGCTGTTTCAGTGCCATCCAGCACAGTGCGAGCCAAATCATCCAGTCCGAATTTACGTTTAATGCGGATTGCCCGCCATACCTTTGCGCGCAGCGTGTTTGCTACAAGCCGTGGCGTACCACGCGCCTTGCATGGGCCAGATTTAATAACCCCACCACCTGCATGAAACTGCGTGCCTTTATCTGTAATCCGATAAACGCCGTTACTGGCCACGGCTATTTCACGCTTTGCCAGACTAGCCAGTGCTTTTTGTGTGGCCTGGCGACTACGCTTAACCAGACGGCTTGCATCAGCTGGCGAGATGCCGTCACTCCGCTCCACTAAAACCGTTAAAAGTGTTTGCATCAAACCCATGTTTAACGCCCCCCGCCGAGCTTGACCAGTTTCGGACGGCGCGCCTGCCAATCATGCGTGAGGGCTTGACCAGCGACATCTTCGAGCGTCACGATGGACTTGCCTGCACGCACCCCCGCAGCCTCGACGAGGGCGATCGCGTTGAGAATTTCACGCACGCGGCCGCTGGTGCTGCGCTGTATTTCAGCGACCAGCGCTGCGTCCACCTTCACTTCACAGAGTTCATCGCAAAGCTTGCGGGTGTCTTCCAGGCTAGATGCGGCAAATTCAACCGCCCGAGCAATACGACTGCTGATCTGTGGGTGGCGGGCGATCTTGCCCTGTATTTTTTCCATACCAGCCAATATCACCAGGGTTTCAGTACGGTCAGCAAAGTCACGTATCTTCTCCAGCACAGCCGCATTGTTATGCAGGCAGTGGTCAGCCTCATCAATGACGATAGGGATTTGCTCACTGGCGATACGTGCTAAAAGACGAGCAAATAGCTGCTCCGATGTGCCACCTGCATCAGTACGCAAGAACTTCGCCAGCTCAATCAGAAAGTACTTAGGTGTCCAGTCAACATTGGCGCGCAGGTAGATTGCGTCTTCCTGTGTTGCCCAGTGGTCGAGCGTTTCCGACTTGCCGTAACCCGCGTTACCGAAGACCAGCATCATGCTGGCTTCAGCTGCGCCACGGGCTTCTACAGCTTGTATCCCGTCGATGAAGGTAAGAAAGTTGCTGGTTTTTACGAAATGCTTTTTCATGTGTTAAACTCCGATTTGCTGCTGTTATAAAAACGGGTTTGCTCCCCGTTTGCCTCAAAGCCGTCTGGATTGCAGTTCAGACGGCAACTCTAAAATCTGTTTTATTCAGTTCTCCCCATAAGTTATATTCATCAAGTGCGTTGTTTATCGTGCGCGAGCCTTCTGACGCGCGTTTGTTGAAGTAGCTTCTGAATCCGTCTGTCCAGTCTTCCGGGTGCTCTGCAAGCCATGTCAGCAGTGTGTAATCTCCCATCGTGGCCAGGTTTGGACGGGTAGCTGACTCAGTGATTTGCACCGTTTCTGCAAGAACTACTGGCATGCTAGGCAAGGTATTGGCTTCGATAAAAGGCAATGCATCATAAGTCTGGCTAAGCTCTGCCTCAGCCTCTTCAATATGTGCGGCCGCGCGTTTGATCCTGCCTTTAGCGCGATTCTCGTTAGCCTTATCCATGAATGACTGCGGAAAGTAGCTGCGCTTGTTTGCCTCAAAGGCTGCTACACAGATTAATCGTCCCTCAAGGTCACGTACCCATACCTGGTGTGGGTCAAGAATGTCATACCCGACCCGCACGGTGTCGCCATGATGATCTGCCAATGCGGCATCAAAATAGGTATTCCCAAACAATTTGACCTCGCCGCGATTTACTTTTGCCAGCTTGTACGGCCTGAATAGATCTAGCTGCTCATGCGCTTCTATTTCCGTTGGCTTCCAGCCCTCACTAACTGCCAATGCCCATGCTTCATTAGGCGTTTGGTGACGTAATTTTCCAGCGGCATCCCTGATTTTTGGCAAGCCGCGATGCTCACGGTTATTGGCTTTTTCAATCTCTTCGCTGATGAAGTTTAAAAAGGCATTCCAGGGCATCAGTAATTTTGATACGCCTGCCGTTTTGATATCTGCACGGGTAATTTTGAATGCTTTTTGCTTGGCTTCTCTGTCCATATCCGCACCCATGTAAGTAGGTAGTGATTTGGCTGCACGCACAAGGAAAGACCGGTGTGACCGCTCTTCCAGTCCACGCGCTTGTGAGTTGTAAGGCAAGCTGTGGGTGATCGTGATACCTAAGCGTGCCATAAAACCTGTTGTTTCATTACTCATGGCGTCATTTTTGAAACCAGAGCCGTTATCCACATAAAAAATAGCGGGGATCCCATGCTGAATACATGCGTGACGTAGCGCATCGAGCACAGACCAGGTCGATTCTGCTAAGTCCACGCTCCAGCCAACCACACGGCGTGTTGCAATATCGAGCACGGTTGTGATTTCTGGTCGGAACGGCCTGCCATGCGCAGGATGCGCAACCTCAGCATCAAATGTGTGTCCGTCGGCGGTATATGCATCTGCTGGCCACATTTCACTGGTATCACGTCGAACGAAGGGCTTGATGTTCTTGATTTCTCTGTTGCCCATGCGGCCTTGCTGTACATCCACCTTGCTCATTTTTTGGATGAAGCGATTTGCAGCCCAATAGGAGGGTGGCGTTATATGGCTGGGCAATACAGAGGGCAGTTGCTCCATAACCCATTTAAGCGCTGGCTTTTGTGGTTGCTGAAATAACTTAAGCAAGGCTGGTGCCCACTCAGGCACTTTCATGTTCTCACGTTGCAGTGGTGCCAGCGCTGTAAAGCCTTGTTCAGCCTCTTTCATCCAGCGGTAAAGTGAGCGTCTGGACAGCGTGCGCTTACCATCTATACCCGATTTCGCGTTAGCAACCGATACCATCGATTGTAGATGGGCTGGCAATTCGCCATTAGCCGCCAGGGCGACCACTGCTTGAATGGCTTTTTCTGTACCGGCAAGTACCGCAAGGCGGCGCACTTCACCGATCAATGCAGCACGGGCTTCGGCACTGCTACGCTGCCAGTCTTTAAGCTCATGCGACCGTATCGCAACAGGCAATACAGCAGAAGAAAAAAGCCCAGCAGTAGTTACTTCACTACTGGGCAAAGCCAGCGCGGGGGTAACCGCACTGACGGGGGAGGACTTGATATGCTGGCTAATAATGGATGAAAGCAATGCCTTGGGCGGCTGATACTCAGTACGCATACCACCTTTTCCGCCCTTGCATGCGACTTGGCGTGATGCCCAGCCTTCAGACTGTACGCGAATGCGCACACCTGGCACACTCGTTGGCAGCCCTGGCAGCTTCATTGCGGCAAGTTCAGCGCAGGAGAAGTGCGTTTTCATGCCGCCTCCTGATTGAATTGGCGAGGGTTCATCCCCGTGCTAAAGTCTTGTTTCCACACAAAACCATTTAGCACAAGGGAACCCTCATGACTGATAATCAACTTAAAGTAGTCGTTGGCCTGATGGCTGGCATGCAAACAGCTACCGTTCATCTTGCCAATGTGCTTTGTCTTCAAACAGGAATTAGCCATGAAGACCTCGCCACATCTTTTGAAAAAACGAGCGAAAGTATCCCGCAAGATGTTGCCAACCGCGAATTGATCCAGCTATCTTTACGGCAGGTAGCCTCTGGAATTCGCAATTCTGCTGCAGGTGATGACTGGCAGACGCTTCTGTCGAAGCTGCTACATTGAATGCATCAAACATTTCTTGCTGCCACTGATTTAACAGGTCGGCGTTGATAATAGTTGGCTTGATCATTCGGACTCTCCCATGACACGCTTGAGTTCGCGAATCTTCTTTGAGGCATCTTCTTTCAGCCGTTCCAGCTTGCCGATTTCAGCATCTAAGGATTCTTTACCGATCAGCACCCGCGCACCGAGCTTGGCAGCATAAAGATTAAGCATCGCCACACCACCTGTCGCCAAGTCAAAGGCAATCGCGATATCAATAGGTGGGATATGTGTTTCACGTGATTCAGCTGTATAGGCATCCAGCATATGCTTGCTGATTTCTCGGCCTGTCAGACGACTAATTTGTGTAGCCACGTCGTAGCGGTCGTGCCCTGTTAGAGCTTCGCTCATGCAGTGTGCGATCTCAACTCGGC